ATGACCATGAAGCGAACCGAAAAGACGCTCAATCCACGCGAAATTCGACACAGGCTCGGCCTGAACCAGCAGGAGTTCTGGGGACGGATCGGAGTGACCCAGAGCGGTGGGTCGCGCTATGAAAGCGGTCGTGCGATGCCCAAGCCCGTGCAGGAACTTCTGCGCCTGGTGCACGTGGACCAGATCGACGTGCGCAAGATCACCAGCGGCGATTTCCAGGTAATCTCGTACCTGAAGGCACGGGATCCCGTGCTGTACAAGCGCCTGCGTCAGGAAGCGCAAAGCGCCAACAGCGCCGCGACTCCGGCCAAGCGCGCGCGCAGCCGCTGATCATTCCCGGGCACCCCGGGTGGGTGCCCGCGGAGTCGCCCCGCCCGCTGCGACGACCCTTGGCCGTCTGGTGCTCCGCCGGGAATGCCGTATCATCGCCCCCGCGCAACGCGGAAGGATGGCGGAGCGGTTGAACGCACCGGTCTTGAAAACCGGCAGGGGCGAAAGTCCCTCGTGGGTTCGAATCCCACTCCTTCCGCCAGGCACGGCGACCCGCAGGTAATCCTTGCAACTTTTGAAAACCCTGCCCTGTCGAACGGCTCAAACTCACGGTCCCCAGCTGGAGGTTCAGATGCAACCCGAGTATTCCGCGACGCGCACCAGTGTAGCGCGACAAATGGTTTGAGATCTCGCGACAGATGGTTTGAGTTCGGCCTGCGCCTGTGGATAAGTGAGGTTAAAGCGTCCTTACGACGCTAGCCCTCCAACACTTTCGCGGGGATATCCACAGGCAGGCCGGGGGCGATGCGGCCGGCTTGGAACGCCGCCTCCGGCACGTCAATGCGAATGAAGTGGCATCCTATGCTGGCGGATCGGTCCGCTTTGCATTCACTGCCTCGGGTGCAGAAGCAACAGCATCGTTAATGATGCGCCGCATCTCTGCAGCTCGGTTCGCCCATCCAACATCGGACGGCGCAGCAAGCGCATCTGTTAGGCGCTCCATGTGGGCACGCCACAACGCCATGCAGTCGCTCCATCCACGCTTATACTCGGGCGCCAGCGAGGTGCACAGCGGACAAGCTTCGTCCGGTCGGATTGCATAGAACCCGTGCTTACGGCAGTCGGAGCCCATCAGGCGAGATCCTTCTGTCCTGGTTGATCGGCCTTCTTCCGCGCGCGCGTCCACGTCGCATCGGTGACCACGTCGACGGCCGCAAGCTCCTCACGCTTGGCCTCTGCGACCTCGACCTTGAGCGCATGCGCGGTGGTGCGTAGCGCCTCAACGCGCTCGAACAGGCGCTGGACATCCGCCACCGTGCGCGCGTCCTCTTCGGCTAGCTTGGGCGCGATCGCGCGCTCGACGACTTGTATGTACCGGTAGAGGGCAAGCACCAGCTCCTCGATCGACACCTCCTCGCGCAGTCGCCGGCGCAACTGCTCCTCGATCAGCTCGCGCATCGCGGCCGGATGCTCATCGACCTCGACGAGCACGTGGATCTCGCGGAACTTGCCGGGGCGATACTCTTTGATGATGGGCTTGAGCACCTTCATGCCTAGACTCCCCACGAGAGAACGATGCGGCCGGGATTGCCGCTGCTGTTGCCGGCGCCGCCCTTGCCGGCGAACAGCAGGCCGTAATCTGCATCAGCGGTATTGGCTGGCGTGCCGGCGGCGCCGGTGGTCAGGGTCGTGTCCACACCCGTGACGTAGCCCGAGCCACCGCCACCGCCCGATCCATCGGAGTCGCTCGCCACGCTGTCGCTATCCGCGCCGCCGCCACCGCCACCGAAGTACCCATAGCCGCCGCCCCCTCCGTAGCCGTCCACGCTCTGGTCGACGGCAATGCCTCCATTTCCGCCGGTGAGATAGCTACCGGGGCTCCCTCCCGAACCGGCGGAGCCTCCCGCGACCTGCGATCCGCCGCCCCCGGCCGAGATGACTCCGGTGCCGGCACTACCTGACGTTCCGCCACCACCCCCGCCGTCGCCGCTGTCCGTAGATACGGAGCTTCCGCAGATGCCAGCGCCGCCGCCGCCTCCAGCAATCAGCAGCGGCATGCTGCCACGGAATATGCCGGTGAGCCCGCCGCCGGTTGCGGTCGCAGACAAGCCATTTGCATACACCAGCGCCGTCCCTCCCGCCCCGATCTTGATCGTGAGCGTCTCGCCTGGAGTGACCCCGAAGGTGCACCTCGCGAAGCCGCCGCCACCGCCGCTTTTGCCAACGCCGGAGCCGTTCTGCGCTCCACCCCCTCCGGGTCCCCAGCCCTTGCCCGTCATGACACCGACGCCGGAGGGCACGATGAGCTCGTACTCGCCCGCGACCTCGTACACCGCGCTGCCCGATCCGGGCGTGACGGTTGCGCCGCCGATCCAGGGGATGGCAATGAACACCTCGTACTGGCCAGAGGTGGGCGCGCTGTCGAATCGCACCAGGACGTTGTTCGGGTCGGTGAACTCGACCTCGTAGAGAGAATCGGCCAGCCGCGCGTAGGGCGAGGCGGTCTCGTGCACCATGACGAACAGGTTGCGCGAGGCGAAGTCGTGGGTGATGGCGAACTCGGTTTCCACCCCGTCGCCCACGACCTGTGACATCGAGATCGCATCGGGCGAGGGCGGCGTCACGAACTCGAAACCGCTCTCGCCGGCATTGACGCGGAGGTACTGACCGGCCAGGCCGTCGTAGTCCGCGACCGCTGGTGCATCGAGCAGATCCAGGAACAGGGAGGCGCCACCGCCTCCACCGCCGCCGGACTCCTCGGCGAACTCGGTGCCGTCCTCGGAGACCTTGACCTTGAGCACCTTGCCGGCGTGACCCGTGTAGCTGGAGGGCGTGTCCGACAGGCCGAGCAGTGAGGGCGTGGGCGCCTGGCCGAGCCCCACCTGCACGACGTTGGTCCCGTCGTGCAGCACCTCCAACCAGGTGCCCTGTGGAACCACCACACCCGTGCCGCTCGAGCGCTTCACGGTGAGGGCGTGCGCGCCCGCAGTGCCATTTTTGATGTGCCACTTCTTCGCGGTGCTGACGATCACGTTGCGATCGCCGGTGAGCGTGCCGGTGAACTCCAGCGTACCGTTGCGCTGCTGAGCAGCAGTGAGCGTCAGGTTGCCGCTGCCGGCTGCATCGATCGAGGCGAGCCCCGCGATCGCGGTATCCAGTCCATCGAGGCCGGCGTTGATCTGCACGTGCGGCTGGTTCTGTTGCTGAATCACGTGCGTGATGCCAAGGTTTGGAGTGGTTGCCATGCTGCTCCTCTTACACTGTTGCCACGCCGGGGAAACCACGTCCCACGGAATCGCTCATCTGGTACCAGCGCAACGACAACGTCCCCTCCGCCTTCGGTGCGCCGAAGTCTGTGGTCTGGTGCACCGCGCTGTACTCGGCCGTCGTGGTGCTGGAGTAGAGCGTTCGCACGACGCTAGCGCCGTTCATGATGTCGATCTCATAAGCCTCGCTCTGCTCGCCCAGCGGCAGCTGTTGGAAATCCTGCCAGCCTCCGCCCAAGCGCGAACGGCGCACGGCGCTCAGCATCAAGTTGCTTGCTTCATCGCGCACTCCGGTGATGTGCACCGGCGAAAGTGGCTTGAGGCCAACTGCGTGATTGGTGAAGGGCACCACGTCCGCCTGGTCGAACAGCAGTCCGTAAGTAACAGCCTTGTAGTGACGCTGTAGATGCACTTCGCTGAGGTTGCGCACGATGCGCCGCGCGCTGGCGCGCAGCAGGACGAAGCGCTCGCCGGCGTGGTGGTTGCCGATCGCCCATTCGGAGCCGCGGCGGCCGCGGAGCAGATGAGAGAGCGTGTAGGAACCATCGCCATTGTCGACCACGGTGCCGAACTGGATAAGCTCTTCGCCGAGCAGGGCGAGATTGGCACCATTGAGCACGTTCACGTCCGTGGAGCTGGAGAGCACACCAGCGTCGAGCATCACGGTGACGCTGTTGACCTCGTCCCAGGTGGTCGTAATTCCAGGCGCCAGCACTGTCTGCGCATTGCCGATGGGGGTGAGCGACGCGCCGGCGAGCGGTGCAAAGTTGAGCCCCCCGTCGCTCGAGCCGTAGATGCCGGCACCTGGCCAGGACGGCGAGACCCCGCACACTGCAGCGTAGAAGCCGGCGTTGTCGTCCTCGTCGCGCAGGATCGGGATGTCCATCAGTTCGAGCCTGGCCTTTGCTCTCCACTCGATGTCGTCCTGCCCCGGTGTCGCGCTGCCGCCCAGCGCGCTCTGCGTGTAGATGGAGGCGTCGTCGTCGGCCACCTCGAGCGCCACCAGCCCCGGGCTGCCGTAGTCTGTGCGCAGCACTACTACACGCTGCGTCGTGCCATCCTCTCTTTCCAGCTCAACCGGATCGGCCGGATCGAGCAGCATCCATTTCCGCAGGAGTCGCACGCTGCGCCGGTTTCTCGCCATCCAGGCGGTGAACATCGCGCGGTCGGCCACGCGCTTGGCGGTGTCTGCCGACAGCACGATCGGCAAGTCGACCTTGCGCGAATCATCGCTGCGCGTGACGATGCGCCGGGCGCGCTGCACGTTGACCTGATAGTCGATCGCCGGGTCGAGATACTGGATCTCCAACGTCGCCGGCAGCTCGACCTCCTGCGCCCGATTCGTGGCCATCGCCTGAGGCACCTCGGTGCCGGGCTCGTGCGCGCCGAGATCGGCGAACGGGATCGTTGCTACAGTGGCTCCGCCGCGCTTGGGGAAGCGCACCTTGCCGTCGCGCTCCACGACATCGAACGAATAAGCGAGCTGCAGCGGCTCGATCGCGCTGCGCGCCGACATGCGGCTGGCCAACACGAAGCCCTCGCAGGTGTCCGTGAGCTGCGTGACGTCGATGTCGTCCGCGCTCAGCCCGACCTGAGCGGAGATCTGCGTGACGATCTCCCCTATGGTGGGCGGTGCCACCGCCACGCGATCGAGGAGGATCCGCTTGACCGTATTGCTACCGAACGTGGTGCTGTTTTCGTTGTACCAGAGCGCATCGGTGTGCGGGTTGTAGACGCAGTAACTCTCGTACCCAGAGGTGGTGGGATAGCCGGTGCCGATCGTCGTGATTGCGAGAGAGGCGAGGTCGATCGCCTTCAGGTTGCCCGAGCCGTCGACCCATAGCCCCCGATTCCGGCTGGTGTCGGTGGCAAAGCGACCGCAGCCGGTGGCTGCGACGCTGCCCAGCACCGTGCGCGAGTGCGGATCCACCTTCCTGAGCGTGGTGGACGTCGCGATCCACACCGCATCGGAGATCGGGTCATAGAACAGGCGGCCAAGCGCCAGGGAAAAGTCCGCGAGGACCGCTCCATCTTCGGTGTAGGCCCGGTAGTTCGATCCCGACCCGCTGACCCACATCTCCTGCGTCGAGGGCACCCACAGAATGCTGTGGATGGTGTCAAAGACACCGCTGTGCACCTGGATCACTGTGCCGACGTCGGCGTCGTGACGTGCGAATCCATCGAAACCGCTTGATCGTCCGACCCAGAGCTGATTGGTCGGCGGGCAATAGGCGATTCGATCCGATGAGTTCGCACTGGACCATAGCTGCGTGACGTTGCCCGTGGCGAGCTGCAGCAAGTATGCGGTCACACCGCCATAGGTCCACATCCTCCCGCCGTGGGCAGTCGCGAACATCGACCCGGAGGCGGTGCTCAACCGACGCGTCCACTTCTGCGCACCGTCGCGCTTGAACGCGGTGACATCGAGGTGCTTCGGCTCATCGTCGTAGTTGCCGTGCCCGACGATCACCAGGTCGGAAGCCTCGTCGTAGACCGTGCCCGGTTCGATGTTCCTGCTGGTGTCTGGCTCGCGCCCGGTGGGGTAGGAGAAGCTGGCCACCGGGTGAGCTGGTGCGCCGTCGGCCACGACCTCGAACGTGAAATTCGGCAGGCGGTTGCCGTAGTCGCGCAGCGGGAACATCTCGAGCACCAGGTAGGCCCAGTCGCGATAGGCGGGGACGTTGCCCACGCCGAGATAGCTCTCAATCAGCGGGTCGGGCAGCTGGTCGGGCGTGCGGCGATAGAGCCGCACCGTGGCGCCGGCGAGGTGGTAATGCGACTTCGCGTTGATGTTGTCGGTGCCCGCGCTGTAGATCAGCTTGGAGTCGGCCCAGATGCGCCGCAGCCCGGCTATCTCGGTTCCGCAGATGCCGATCGCGGCATTGGCATAGTAGGAATAGGTCGTAACCTCCTGGCCGCCGCCGCCGCCCTTGCCGCCGACTTCCTCGGTGGTGACGATCTCAATGATCGGCGGCATCCACAGCACCGTTCCTGCCATGCGCGGATTGCCCCACACCTGCGGAATCGGCGTGCCATAGCTCGACGATTGCGCCCGCAAGTCGGACAGGCGTGGTCCCTGCACCGATGGCAGATCCGGCGCGAAGAGCATGGAGCCGACGCCCGAGCCGATCGCCCAGCCGATCGCCCCACCGACCCCTGGCAGGATCAGATTTCCAATGAACGCGCCGGCGAATCCGAAGACAACCTGACCCATCTAGGCCGCTCCCAACCAGCCGTACAGGCCACGCCGACGGTAGACCCACTCGGAGGTGAGTCGGTGCTCGATCACTCGCTGCACCAGGAACGAGGCGTGGATGACGCCTGACCCGGTGAAGATTCCCACGTGCAGGGAATGCTGCAGTCTCGGACTCGGCCTGATCACGATCAGGTCGCCAGGATAGGGACCATCACGCCGCTCGACGAACCAGCGGCGCACCTCCTTGAGCATCACCCACGGCCATTGCGCACGCTCGTAGTGCGTGTAGTCCCACGAGGCGGGGATCAGACCGACGTCGTGGCCCACCTTGATCAACAGCCCCACGCAGTCGAGCCCCGCACGCGAGCGTCCCTGGTGGAGATAGGGCACGTCGCGATAGGCTCGCGCGGCCTCGACAATCAGGAGGGGGCTGATCATGACGAGGGCGGCGGCACACGAAACTCGAAGGCGTGCTCACCTGGGAGATGTGGCTCGCCGCGGAAGTTGTTCTGGTTGCCGTAGCGATCGCGGCACGTGGCGAACAGTTTGTCGCAGCCTGGCGTGACCTCGTAGAGGTCCCCGGGTTCGATCGCGTAGGGCATCGGCAGATGCAGCTCGAGGGCGCCTACCTGATAGAGCTTGACCTCCATGCTCAACCCGGTATTGAGACCGCTTATAAAGGTCACTTTGCCGTGGTCGAAATAGCCATCGACCTCGGTCCGCGCGCTGTCGGTGAACGTGCGCCTGCTGGTCACCGTCTGGACGATGCCAGAGACCTCGAGTGCTTCGAGTCCGGCGCCGCAGCGCGCATCGCCCAGGTCGGCGCGGCAGGTGATCGAGGTCAGCTCCACGATCTGCTGGGTGTAGCGCTGCACCAGGTCGCGCACCTCGAAGCGCCAGCGCGCCCCCTCGGGGATGGCCTCGCCGATGTGACCCCTGCGCAGCTGCAGCCGGCCGAGCTGCGGAGACTTCCAGTTGACCTCGAACACCTCCACGGCCGCGCCGTCGTACTTGCCGGTCTCGATGTCCTGCGCGGTAATGCCCGCGCTGTCGATGAGGCCCTCAGCGTCGAGATTGCCCACCGACATGTCCGATGCACTGGTCACCGCGGTGATGTCCAGCGCCGGCTCGTAGGTCAGCCCGTCGATCGTGAGCGGCAGGTCGTGATCGGTGACCGCCAGCACCAGGCCATCCACGCACTCGATCCTCAGGCACACCGCGAGCGTGGTCACCTCGGACCCGAGGTGCGCGATCATCCCGGGGCTGGCGTCCTTCACGGCTTGCGCAGCTCCTTGATCGGCAGCGTGTCCAAGTCGAACAGGCGCTCACCGGTGCCGGGGTCCATTGCGCGGAAGCGATGGCGCAGTCGATCGCTGGCGAATCGCACCGGCACGTCGAATTGCCCGGCCCAAGTGAGCACCTCGGAGCCTTGCGCGTAGCGCGCCGCCGTCCCGCCGCTGGTGTACGTCCCGTACCCGCTGGTGTCGATGCCGATCGTGAACTTCGTCGCGTCCACCACCGTGACGGTGACGATGCGCGCATTGAGCTGGACCATGCCACCGATTCCGGCCAGGTAGACGGCCTGCCCGTTGGAGAACGGGTGAGCGACCGCGGTGGTGATCTGGCAGTTGCTTGCCTTGCTGATTGCACTGATCGCGCGGCTGACATCGGGGACGAACACCACCTGGCCGGTGGTGGTGTCGAGCGAGATCTGGCCCGCACCAGCGCCTACGCTCACCGGCGTGCCGTTGCGGTAGACGGTGACGGTCCCCGCTACGGGTTTGCGGATGACCCGGCCCTCGTAGTCCGCGCCCGAGCCGTAGCGCTTGCCCAGCTGATAGGTCGACTGGCCCAGCGTGCCGAGCAGCCGGCCGTCGGCCTGGCCGACCTCGAAATCGCCCCAATCCTTGTAGCGGAATCCGACCGTGCTGCCGCGGCGGGCACGGAAGAACCCGATGATGTAGCTGAGCTCCTCCTTCTTGACCAGGCGATCGCCCAGCTCCCAGTCGCCCAGCCCGCTGGAATAGCGCTGGTTGCGCTGCTCGGCGCCCGAGCGCAGCTCGCCGATCTCCGTGGAAAAATGCGGCCCGCCGATCGTGCCGTAGATCACCAGGCCGTCGTTGACGCGCTCCTCGACGAAGGGGGTCATCGGCCGTTCCTCGACGCGCGCGCCAGGCCGGCACGGGCATCCGCGAGCAGCTGGCTGGAGCTCTTTCGAAAGCTCTCGGCGTTGGGCGTGCTGATGTACATGTTCACGCTGGGCGCGGCCCGCCCGGCGTTGTCACGGTGACGCGGATCGTCGCGAGTGAGCACCTCTTCGCCATGCTCGAGCACGGCCAGCGTCTCGTTGCGTGCTAGCCCGCCGTCGTGAAAGCGCGGCAGCGCGCTCAGGAACTGCTGCGCGGTGAGCCGCACGGGATCGCCGTCGCGGCCCACGACACCGCCGCGGTGGAACTGGAAGAGATTGGCGAGCCACCCGCCGAAGCCGGCGCCCTGGCCAGGGTTGGATCCGAACAGCCCCTGAAAGAGGTTCTGCGCGAGCGACTCCGAAACCATGCGGCTGATGGCATTCGCCACGGAGTCGACCACCGACATCGCGGCATCGCCGACGTCGCGGATGTCCTTCATCGCGACCTGCAGACCGCTGGAGAGCCCATCGGTGAAGGCGCGGTTGAGCTCCACTCCGGCCTCGTTGATGGGCGTCTTCAGGCCGGCGATCTCGGCGCGCATCTGCTGCAGCCGGGTGATCGCCGCCGGGTCGCCGGTGACCGCCGCCAGGCGCTCCATGAGCGGGATGAGCTGTTCGACCTCAGCGGCGGCGTCCTGGTGCAGCTGTACGATCTGCTGGCGCGCTTCGCGCTCAGTGATGAGCCCGGCGCCGCGCTGCACGTCGATCGACTGCTCCTGCGCCTGCATGCGCTCGATCGTCTGGGCATACAGGCGCTCGAGCTCGGCGAGCTCGGCCTGCGCCGCGCGCAGGTCGATGAGCCGCACGATCTGCGCCTCGCCCTCGCGATCGCCGGCGGCGCGCACCCGATCGAGCAGCGGCTGGAGCTCGCGCTCGATCGCCTCGCGCCGGGTGGCCGGTGTGGTGGCATTGGACAGCTGCACCAGCTCCCCGCGCACCGCGGCGAGCTGGTCGGCCAGCTCGCCCTCGATCTTGGCGACCTCGAAGGCGGCCTGGCGCTCGACCTCGCCGCGGCGCTGGGCGAGCTGCGTCAACTCGCCCCCGATCTTGGCGACCTCCGCCTTCGCCCGCAGCCGTTCGTTCTCGCTGCTGCCGCTGCGCGCCACGGCGCTCTGGGCCGCGAGCTCGGTCTGCAGCGCCTCCATCTGCGCGTCGATGGCGCGCTGCTGGATGGCGGTGCGCGCGGCGTAATACTCCCTGGTGGAGATCAGGTTGCGCGCGAGTGCCCGATCGTATTCGGCTTGCGCAAGCTCTAGGCTTGATCTGATCGCGTCGAGCTCGGCCTCGGCAAGCGCCCGCACGTTGGCGATCTCGGCCGAGGTCGTGTCCTGCTCCTTCTTCTCCTTCTTTTCCTTCTTCGGCTTGACGTTGCTCTTCAACCGCTCCTCGAACGCCTGGCGGCGCTGGGGGTTGGGCTTGCCCTCAACGTTCTCGGTAAAGCTCAGCGTTCCGACCGTCTCGGTGGCGATCTTCTCGACCGTGGCGCGGAACTGCTCGGCGTTCTTGCGGAAGCGATCGCCGATCCCAGCGAAGCTACGGCTCGTGATCGCGTCCATCATGATGCCGATGTCGCGACCAACGGCGGCAAACGCCGCGCCGATGATGCGCATTCCACGCAGCCACGGATGCAGCACGTTCTCGACGATCCACTTTCCGGCGTTGGCGAACTCGATCAGGGCCGGCGTGAGCGCATCGCCGAGCACGGCCTTGAACTCGCGCATGGAAGCGCTGAGCTTCGCCTGCTGACCCTGCAACCCCTCCGCGGCCTTGGCCGAATTGCCAAGCTGCGCCTCGGTCTCGCGCATGACGCCCTGGTACTCGGCCTCGACCTTCTGCGCCTGGGTGAGCTCGGCTACCGTCACCCCGATCTTGTTGGCGTACTCCTGCCACATGATGGAGACGTTCTTCGTGACCCCGGCGTTGTCCACCAGCACCGAGTTCTCGTTCTTCAAGCCCTCGGTAGCGCTCACCACCGCCTCGGCCATCGACAGGCTCGCCTGGCGGTTGAATGCTGCCGCATCCTTCAGCCGATTGATGGTGTCGATCGCCTGGTCGAGGCTGAAGCCACGCGCAAGCAGGTTCTGCAGGGCCTTTGAGGCATCGGCTACGGTGATGAGTCCGTCGGCCGCCGCATCGGTGGCGGCCTTGTAGGCGCCCTCAATACCCACGCCGGTGAACTCGGCCACCGACCGCAGGCCGCGGAAGGCGGACTCGGTGCGGATGATCTCTTCGTTCACCGAGCGGAAGAACTGCACGATCGCGCCCACAGCGAAGAACTTGGTGAGCTCGCCGCGCAACTTCGCGACCACACTCGTGGTCTTCTCAGCGCCATCGCGCAGAGGCTTGGTGTTGTCCGGCAGCGGCCGGCTGTTCGTTGCGGTGAGCTTGTTCAGCTCGCGCGCAAGCCCACGGACATTCGCTACGGCCTTCTGCAGTCGCTGGTCCATGCCGCCGGTGGGATCCGGCACCTTGCGGCTGGCAGCAGCGGCCACAGCGTTCAGGTCACGTGCGAGCGCACGGACATTCTTCGCCGCCGCGAGCACGCCCTTGCTCAAGGCATCGGCCGGATCGCCTGGTTTGCGCGCGGCCGCGGCCGTGAGCACGCCGAGGTCGTTCGCCAGAGAGCGGACCTTGGCAGATGCTCGGATCGCCCCCTGCTCGATGCCAGCGGTTGAATCGTTGGTACGAGGCGCGGGCGCTGCCGCCAGGTTGGCGAGATCGGTCGACAGCGTGCGTACCGTCGCGGACGCTTCTACCGCACCCTGCTCGATGGCCGCCGTGGGCGCTGCTGCGCCAAGCTGCGAGGTACCGGTAGCCAGCGCCTCCAGAGCATGCCCGAGCGCGCGCACCCGGTCGGCCGCATCGATCGCACCCTGTTCAATGCCCTGGGCGGGATCGGTGGGGCTGCTGCGGGTCGCGGCGGCGGTCAGCGTGTCGAGATCGCGGATAAGTGAACGAACGTTTTCCGACGCCTCGATCGCTCCTTGCTCGATCCCCACGCTCGGGTCCCCGCTGGTGCGCGCTGCGCCAGCGGCGAGTGCACCCAGTTCACTCGCGAGTGCGCGGACCGCGCCGGCCGCCTCGATCGCCCCCTGCTCGATGCCTGCGGCGGGATCGGCGGCCCGTCGGGTTGCCGCCTCGGCGAGCGCCGCGAGATCGCGCGCAAGCGCCTGAATGCTGGCGCCGGCCTCAACTGCGCCCTGCTCGATCCCGGCAGTAGGATCAGCGCTTCTGCGCGCGGCAGCCGCGCTCAGCGCATCGAGATCGCGCGCAAGCGCGCGAACATTGCTTGCCGCCTCGAGCGCGCCCTGCTCGATGCTCGCCGTCTGCTCTGCCGGCTTTCGCGCGACCGCGGCCGCCATCTCCTGCAGCTCGCTCGCAAGCGCGCGGACGTTGTTCGCTGCATCGAGTGCTCCCTGCTTGATGCCGTCCGTAGGCTGCGCACCAGCGCCGCGCACGGCCGCGGTGGCCATATCCTTCAGATCACGCCCCAGGTCGCGCACACTCTGCGCGGCCTCGATCGCACCCTGCTCGATGCTGCTGGTGGGATCGCCGCTCTTTCCCGCGGCCGCGGAGGCGAGCGCCTTGAGCTCGTTGGCGAGCGCAACGACATCCTTCGCGCCGCTGACCAGGGCGTCGATCCGGAGCTTCAGTGCGAAATCATTCGCCATCGCTATCGCTGTCTCGTTCGAGCTGGGTGAGCACCTTGCGCAACGCGCCGGCCTTGGCGTGGAAGGCAAGCCGCACGGCGACCATCAGATCGGCGCGCTGCTGCCGCTCGCGCCTGGCGGCCGCCGCGCTGTAGCGGCGAAACTCCACCAGGGTGTAGCTCAGGATGTCGCGTCTTGCGTGGCCGGCTGCGATGAGACGCTGGAATGCGTCCGCCCACGCAGTGCGCGCACCGCGCCCGCCAGGCCGGAGAGCTGCGGCACGATGCGCTCGACGAAAAAATCCCGGTTCACCTCCAGCTGCGTCTGCGCCAGTGCGAGGAACTGCGCGAGGTTGAGCTGCTCGACCCGCTCCTTCTCGAGCGGCCCCACCGCCGCGCACAGCTGGATCAACTCGCTGCCTGAGCGCGCGAGCAGTCCCTGCCAGTCGATGGGCGCCCCGCGCTGCTCGTCCAGCATCTCGAGCAGTGCGCCTAGCGCGACAGTGCAGGCGAGCACCCCGGGCAGCCGCCCGATAGTGATCGGTGCGATCGCCACCTTGAGCGCTGGGCCGAGCACCACTTCGCGTGGTGCGGGCACCAGTTCTGCGAGATCATCCATGCCGGCCTGCCCGCGTTACACCAGGTACAGCACGCGGCCGAACTGACCCAGGGTCGTGTCCGCCGCCTTGGTCGAGTCGTACAGCGCGGTGCCCTGCAGCTGGAATCCCGCGAGCTCGGCCTGGATGAGCGGGATCTCGCCTGCGGGGTCGAGGCTGACCTTGTAGAGCTCGATGCGCACCGGGCGGTTCTCGTCGGCGGTGTTCAGTCCGTCGAACAGCAGCCACAGGTCGCGGCGCGTGCGCTTGAACATCGCGATCGAGTCGTACGCGGCGTGGGTGTAGGCGGCCTTCAGAGGCTGGATGAAGCTCGCCAGGTCGAGTATTTCCACCACGCCGTGACGCGCGGACTCGATCCGATAGTGCGTGCCGGCGGTGAGCGAGGCCGGGGTGCCGGCGCTGTCGGTGATGGCGAGCGCGGAGATGTCGGGATGCGCCAGGCGCCAGAAGTCGCCCGCGGCCAGCGCAGCCGGGGCCGCCTCGTTGGTGACCGAGGCACCGGTGATCGCCTGCACCTCGCCATAGATCATCTCGGCGATGTTCTTCTTGGTCCACTCCTCCAGCGTCACGGTGATGTTGGCGTTCTTGCTCACGTCCATGCGCAGGTCGGTGAGCCGGTTGCCGCTGGTGGACTCCTGGTGCTCCAGCGTCTCGGTCTCCATCGCGACGTTGAGTTCGGGCACGTTGCCCAGGAAGCGGAACGCCTTGGGTGCGCCGGCGGCGATCTCGGCCGCGAAGACTTTTCCCTGACCCCGAAAATACATGGCTCAATCCTCCGTGTTGGTGAGCGGCTTGGCCGCAGCGTTGCCCAGGATCTCGCAGCGCCCCAGGTCGGCGAGCCACCTGGCCTGCGACTGCGTGAGTTCGATCACATCGCCAGCGGCGTAGCGCACGCCGGCGTCCTCGTGGGTGCCCGTGAGCCGCACCCGCACCTTCTTCTCCGTCCTGCCCATCGCGCTGCTCCTCATACCGTCACCAGCGTCGCGTCGAATGCGAGCGGGTAGTAGCGAAAGCCGGTCTCGTAGGCCACCGCGATCGGGGGAGTCACGCGGCGCAGCGCATCGTGGTGCTCGCTGGGCTTCCAGCCGGCGAGCGCCTGGATGATCCGGGTGAGGATCGGCCCGGCCTCGTTGCGCGCGCCGGTGCCTCCGCGCACATCGCGCACGTTGCGCACTGCCAGCACCACGCAGAAGATCTGATGCACCAGCTGCGCGCGGCCCTGGCCGCGCTGCCCACCGGGCGGGGAATCGACCACGTCGCGGTGATAAAACACTTGCGCGTTGGGCGTCTGCTGCTGGGCCTCGGTGAGCGTGGCGGTATCAGCCACCGCGTACACCGCGCGCAGCTCGGTGAGCTGCGCCCGCAGCCGCTCGATGATCGCCTGCTCGGCCATGAGGTAGTCGACGATCATTCCGCGTCCAGGCTCTCGCGCGCGAACACGCGCTGCCCGCCCTCGAACTGGACGGCGTCGCCGGTGGGCACGGGGGCCTGGTCGACGTCCAGGCCCAGGCTCAGCTTGCCGAGCGCGATGTGCTCGAGCGAGCGCATGACACCCTTGTGCCGGTCGGTCACGATGTCCGGTGCGCCGTTGCCGTAGAGGTAGAACCTGGTGAGATCGCAGGCCCAGCCCACCAGCACGCGCGGGACGCTTGCCAGTGGCAGGCGATGGCGCCCGGCGAGATAGGTATCGATCTCGGCGTCCGCCCGCGCGATCGCGCGATCGAGCACGACCGTGTCGATGGTGCCGGCCGGCGGCACGGCGCGATCGGTGAGCTGAATCATCTCCAGCTCACCGAACTCATCGATCAGGTCCTGCTGCGTGCAGTAGGGCATGGATGCTCAGCGACCGGTTACGCGTCGTCGAAAGGACCTTCGACCGCGAGCCGGCTCTCGCCGGTGATCGCGAGCAGCTGCTCCTCGGACAGATCCGTCAGGTCGATCTCCACCGGCTCGCGGGTGAAGTGCCGCCCTGCCCGCCAGAACGACCCGCCTGGCGCGCGCACGCGAATGAAGCGGCGCGCCTGCTGCTGCTCCTCGTCAACCTTGTCCTTTCGTGCCATGTGCTCTGCTCCTCGTTTCACAACGCTGATACTCGCCGCGGCACGCTCTCGGTCGGTGCCGCTTGCCTGAGCGCCGCGGCCTCCGGATCCCGAGTAGGCCGCGCGTGCACCAGCCCACAGGCACCACGCCAGTCCTTCTCGGGGATCGTTGTCGACGCGTCGATCCAGATCCAGCCCATGCAGGCCGCGCCGCAACACCTACGCTCTGCGGATACGCACCGCTTGTCCTGGGCTTGACGCTCGGTGCACAGCATCGGACCTAGCTCGCGCGGTAGATCCAGTCGGCGAGCTCGCCGGCGAGCTGCAGGACCGTCGCCTTCGTCGCTGCCGGCTGCCCGGCCGTGCCCAGCTGCGCGATGTGCGCCAGGCGGATGGCCAGGTCGATCGAGGTGGCGCGCAGCTGCACCTGGTCGGCCGCGCTCAGGCCGGGCGTCGCAGGCGGCGGCTCGGTGGGCTCGGTCGGTTCAGTCGGCTGCGTCGGTTCGGTCGGCTCGGTGGGTTCGGTCGGCTCCGTCGGCTCGGTGGGTTCGGTCGGCTCCGTCGGCTCGGTCGGCTCGGTCGGCTCGGTCGGGTTGGTCACGGTCAGTCCCTTCGGGTCGAACTTCTGGATGTGGATGGAGTGCGTGCCGGAGACGCCGGTGACCAGCACGCCGGCGAGCGCGTTGCGCGCCGGGGCCGGCAGCGGGTGCGTGAGCGTGTGATCGAGCGCCTTGAGCTCGAGCGCGGCGCCCAGGCGCGCCTGCAGCGAGAAGACCTGCGTCTGCGTGAACGCGTGCTCGGCGATCGCCTCCGCGCTGATGGAGCCGTCCGCGCCCAGCGTGCCGACGAAGAAGCGCTGCGCGCCCGCGTCGTAGCCGGCCACGTAGCGCTTGTCGCCCAGCGCGAAGGCAATCGCCGACACGCCCTTCTGCTGCGAGGTGTAGCGCATGGTCGCCTCGACCTCGACGCCGTCGGCATGCACCTCTTCCCGGTACGCCGGCACGTGCGTGCGCCGCTCGTTGACCAGGCCGTTCTGCTGGTGGTAGTCCTCGTCCGCGCCGGCGGGGATGAGCCAGCCCCGGAACTCGCGCAGCCGGGGCGTCTTGGTGAAATCGTGCATGTGCGTGCGAAGGCGGCGCGTGGGCGCCGCCGCCTCGTGAAGGGGAGCGTTACAGGTAAGGCACCACCAGCACCTGGGCGGTGCCGCGCATGACGTTGTCCGCGCCGCTGGCCTGGCGCTCGGCGAGCGTGCAGTCCTTCGCGGCCTTTTCGTTGGCCGATCCGACCACCAGCAGATTCGGCGCGATGCCCAGCGGCCGGCCCTCGTCGCTCTGGTAGCTCATCATCGCGGCGCGCGCGGCGACGTAGTTGTCCATGCTGAGCGTCTGCTTGCTGCCATAGGCCATCTGCCAGAAGCCGAAGCCGACGTTGCCGCGCCCGTCGACGCCGTAGCGGAATTCACGGCGCATGAACACCGCTTCATCCTGGTCGGATTGCATGCTCACCAGGTTGTAGGGCGCGCGCTGCTGGTAGATCAGCGGCTTCAACGCCCGGCGCGTGTCGAGCAGGAACCACGGGGCGCCGGAGCCGCCGCCGGTGTTGCTCACCGTACCGCTGCCCACCGGGTGGTCGGAGTCGAAGAAGTACTGACCGTCGTAGCAGGCCGTGGCGAAACCAGCGGCGAGCAGGGCGAACACCAGCTCGTCGGGATGCGTGGCCGCGGCGAAGCCCATCTCCTGAAACAGCGGGTTGTAGATGCCGTAACGGTCATCGTTGATGTCGTTGCGATCGACCGCGATGGTGGACTCGTAGTCCTTATTGCGGATGGTGTAGCCGAACTGCGAGAGCGCCTTCACCTGGCGATCGCCGATCCACTCGCGCAGCTTGGGGAACTGGCCGATCCAACCGTACTCCTCGATCCGCGTGGTCGAGGGCACCAGGGTGGCGACCTGGCTCCACTGCGGCGACACACCGCGGAAACCTTCGTTGAAGGCGGCCCTGAACGCCACGAACATGGTCTGCAGGGACTGCTGGTTGACGATCATGGAGTCGACTCCTACGGCATCTGGGATGAAGGGTTGCGGTTGCGGGCGGCGCGCGTGCGATCAGATCTCGACCCAGACGCCGTCGGCGTCGACGTCGCGGACCTTCCCGCAGATCGAGCGCGTACTCGATCCGTTGGTCTTGGCCACCGTCTGATCGTCGACGATGTAGCAGTCGGCGCCCACGTCGGCCAATGCGATGGCATCACCGCTGGCGGAGTTGGCGAAGCGGAAGCAGCCGCGGCGCACACGCACGCTCTGCGCGCCGTTGGCGCCGGGGTTGTTGTTGCTGCGCGCCTCGGCCACCCCCACGCACTTCTGGCCGGTCGCGGTGGCCCCTGGCGTGGCGTAGCCGGAGGCGTTGAGCATGACCAGCGCACCGGCGTAGATCACCGTGTTGGTGGCTTGCGGAAAGCTGAACTGCGCGGCATCGCGCTTCGGCGTGCCTCGGTCGGCGGAAAGTGCGGCCACGGGCGGACTCCTCTACTGGAAATGTGGGTGTGCTGGGGGCGGCGCTCAGGCGGCAGCGGCTTCCGCGCGCTCCTGGGAGATCTGCAGCTGCGCGGCGCGGAACGCCTCGGGTTTCAGGCCCATGTTCCGGCACACCGCGCGCTCCATATCGCTCAGAGCCTCCCCCTTGGGATCGTCCCCGGGCGCCTTGCCCTGGGTCTGAGTGCCACGCAGTGCGGCGATCGCCGGCGTCTTGTCCAGGTACGACTTGAGCGCGGCCAGGTCCTTCGCGCCCAGCTCGCGCGCCCAGGCTTCCTGGGCCGGCAGCAGCTTGCCGTCGGTCAGCGCCTGGCTCACGACCTGGTCGACCTCGCTGCCGGTGATCCGGGCGGAGAGCGCGGCGAGCTGCGTCTGCAGATCGCGCATCGTCTCGACCGGCACGAACTTCGACGGGTCGGGGGTGGCCGTCTTCAGCGCCGCGAGCTGCGTCTGCAGATCGTCGATCTGCTTGGCGCTGGTGTTGAGCGCCGCAATCGCGGCCTCGATCTCGGTGTCGGTGGCCTCGGCTTTGAGGCCCAGGGCGGCAATCAACTTGGTGCGATCCACGGCAGACTCCTCGGGTAGGTAGCGCGCGGCCGCGCGCAGGGTGACTTCGTCCATGCCGTCGATCGCCGGGGTGTTTGTCACCGCGGCCATGAGCAGGTCGACCACCACGCCGGTGCGCTTGTCGAAGAGCAGCACCGGGGAGAGGTAGCGGTACTCACCGGCGGCGATCATCGCGGCGGCGCGCTCGGTCCACTCGACGCGGGCGAACAGGCCCTGACCCTCGCGCCACTGCAGGCTCGCCGGGTCGATCCAGCCGGCCGCCGGGGCGGCCTGGCCGTTCTTTTCCGCGTGCAGGCTCTGGTGCTCGTAGTCGACGACCGGGCGGGTGGCACGGGCGCGTACGCGCTCGATCAGTGCGGCGGCAGTAGCCGCGTCGAGCTTCCAGGCGGAGAGGTTCTCGGGGCGCCCATCGCGAGCGCGGAACTCGCCTGCAGGGAGCAGCTGGACGGCTTGAGCGCCAGGAATGAGTGCCAGGGCGACCAGCCCCAGGGCGAACGATCGATGCATGGTGCCGCGATCGTAGGCGGCACCGGGGAGGAGAGAGGACTAAGCGGCCCTAATGAATGGGCCTAGTGAATAGTGAATGGCACCGGGGGGCCGGGCGAGGGTCAGGGACGCGATCCCTTTGCCATCTCACGGGCGGCCGCGAGATCAACACCCAGCTGGTTGAGCCTCGCGGCCAGATCATCGGCCTGTTCGCGCGTCGGGCAGTCGACCACGACATCGCCTGCGGGGGTGCAGGGCATCGGGCGATAGCGCATCACCGTCCAGGGGCCGGAATAGTCCGGGCCGTCGAACATGCCGTCCGGGAAACGGTAGTACGGGAGCGTGATCATCAGCGCAGCATAGCAAGCCTGGAACGCGCCCGCAGGGATGCCCCCCGCTCGGGTGCTTCAGGTCTACCCGATGCGCCCGGCATTGTGCCAAGCCTGGGGCCGTAGCGCTTGCCCTACGCCAGCCTTCGCGCTATCGTCGGCGTCGGTGCTAGCAACACCCTCACAAAGCGGTTCCTCCGTGCCCGACAGCACGGATTTGTCATTTCTGGCCCTCGCGACGGTTCGAGCTTCTGCATTCGTCCGAAGGCCGGGGGTCGGGCTAATACAAGACCTCGCGCGAGCGGGGAAATACGCCGGCCGTCTTTGTGCGGTTGCTAGCCCCCGGCCGCCCCGCGCCGTGCGCGAGGTCCTGAACAACGGCCTCAGTTGCCTGGAGGCCGTCGTCGATCTGATCACCCCGGAGCACATGAACGAGAGCCTGCACCTGGTGCGCCGCGACCACCTGGCCACGCTGCTTTCGCAGCTGCATGCGCAGATGGATGCGGCCGCCCAGTGGTGGCGGGATCCGGGAGGATGTCCCGGCCGGTAGCAGGCAAGTAGCTCCTGAGTCGTGCGCTCACGCGCACCGATGCCCCCCCAGCAGCACATTGCGGGCGTCGGACCCCCGGGGGATGTGCCCCGGGGGTCACTTCTCAGGAGAACAAACGTGGATCAGAAGCGCATCAAGCAGACCGAGCTCGCGAGGAGCGCAGCACTTCAGGCAAACGCAGCGCGTTACAAAGAGGGGGAAAAGCCAGCGCTAGTCCCGCTACGCATGCGGGTGCTTGACCGAGCGCGGCGCAATCCCAAGTCGAAAGCTCTAGGGTGGCGGGCCTATTGGCTCTGGTTCGACGGCTTCCACAAGAGACCGATGTCGCGGGAGGATCGGCAGGAGTACGCCCAGCGGGTCGCCGAGGCCAGGGGTCGGCACGCCGTCGCAATCCGCAACCGCTGCTTGTGGTGTGTCGGCTGCCCAGTTGCCGACGGACAGGAGCAGCTGGACTACAGCACCTTGAACACCCCAGATGGGAGTGCCCGAATCGCGGTTCGCGACTGCCAAGTGACCGACTGCCCACTCTTTCCAGTGCGGCCGTGGCAGACTTACCTCGCCAATAGCGACCAAGAGGTCACGAAGGCCCCGTTAAAACAGACTTGAAGGGTGGAACTGCCGGCAGACATAGGTTGGGGTGGTATCGCCCCATTCGCCCCGAAATATGGCCGCTAAAGTGCCTTCCGCAGGCGACCGAGCCCGGACACCCCATCCGGGCTTTTTTTTCGGGTCTGGCGTACGATCGCGAGGCCGCGCCGCTGCCCAACAACAACAGGGAGGAAGCCGATGTCCAGGCGAGCCGAGCTTCTCGTGGATCCGAAGACGGGAGTGAAGGAACAGAGCTATGTCGGCTTCTCGTGGCCGAACTTGTTCTTCGGGGTGTTCTGGTTCCTCTACAAGCGAATCTGGGGCTGGGCGGTCATTTCCTTCCTCGCCTCGGTGGTCACGAGCGGTATCGCCTGGTTCATCTTCCCCTTCTTCGCCAACGGACTGCACCGCTCGCATCTGAAGCGGGCGGGCTGGCTGCCAGAGGTGCAAGCCCAGGCGTTCACCATCAACCCGGACAGCCACGTGCTCTGCCCGGACTGCAAGGAGCTCGTGCGCAAGGAGGCTCGGGTGTGCAAGCACTGCAAGGCGACGCTCGTCCCGCAGGCTTGAGCACCCGCTCGCCGGGGCGTCCGGTGTGACGGTAGGATGGCGAGGCCCTGGGCGCGCGTGCTGCCGCCAAAGCCGTTCCTTGAAAAGGTACGTCAGCGCCCGGGGCGCCCGATCAGGGCGTCAGGTAGGACTGGATCAGATCCAGGATCGAGGCGGTGTCCTCGTCGGCCAGCGTGCCGGTCTGCGGGTCGACGGTGAGCATTCCCCGGCGCGGCATGCGGGCGGTGCCGAACTCGTGATAGGCCGCGTAGGGGCGGCCGAAGCCGATCACCACGAAATCCTTGCCGGCCTGGCTGTTGAACGACTCGCGCATCATGCGGGTGCGCTCGAGCAGGCTGCCGCCGACCTTCGCCTTGGCGTAGGCGACCCGGGTACGGGCCGCGAGCGGCGCCCACGGCCGGCCAGCCGGGTCCGTCTTGGTGTCGAAGCGCCCCTGGACGTTGCGCTCCAGGATCGCGCCAATGTCTTCCATGACCGGGGTGAGGTCGGCCAGGCGCGCGGCGAGCTGGGCGAGCCTGGGCGCGACCTGCTGGCCGGTCTGGGCGGCGATGGTGATGCCGGCCACCTTGCCCATCAGTACAGCACCTCGACGTCCGAGGGGTCCGACTCCGGCGGGCTCGGATAGTGGGCGGCCAGCTCAGGCGGCAACCGGTGCTGGGCGCCCACCACCGCGGCCATCTCGCTGAGCGAGTGCAGCGGGTCGGACACGGCGATGCTCCAGGGTGCGGGGTGAGCACCGACCCGGCCGCAGTCGAGCGCATCAGTGATGCACTGTCGCACCCAGGGCGCATCCGGGCCGGATAGATCGCCTGTTTCGGGGTCCCAATCGAACTCACGCACGCGCTCGCCGGCGGTGAAGGGTTCGGCGCGGATATGCATCATCGACATCGTCAAGGTTTCCAGTGGCGCAGCAGCCCGATCACCAGGTTGGCCATGTCCGAATCATCCTCCAGGAGATTGCGCAGCTTGCGATCGTTATCGGTCAGGAAATACTCGAAGGCCATCGTCATCACTTCCAGGGCATTGCCCTGACCGTATTCCCTGCCCTGGTAGGGATTGGCGTAGTGATCCTTGCGGGTGTGCTCGCGGGGATGATAGGCCAGTCCGGTGAGAGCGCGCAGGCTCTCGAGCGGATCATTGACCGTGCGATCGCGGTGGAGTTGTTGGAACAGGGCATCCAGGGACGGCAAGGTGGCCTGCAATCGGTGAGCGTACTCGTGCACGGCGTTGCCCAGATCGCCGGTGCACACCTCGATGTAGCCCTCGCCCAGGCGCGCCTGCACGGTCCCGAAGCTCTTCAGCCGCACGGGGCGGCCATCGTGCTGGGCCGTCACTGTCCAGGCCCAGCCGCGGCTGTTGGATGATCCGCGCACATGCAGTGCGCCGGCGGCGTCCGCCACGGCCGTCCACGCATCGGGATAGAGGCGCGATGCATCGCGCACGATCTGAGAACCGGCGCCGCTGCTCGCGAGCTGGGCCGGTGTGCCGAACGACCGTTCGGCCTTGAGCTGCGCCAGGACCGCGTCGCGCCAGACTCGCGCCTTCTGAAGATCGACGCCGCCAAGCGCGGTCCAATGCTGCTCGGCGATCACCCGGCCGGCGGCGGCGTAGTCCTGGTGCGTGGTCAGCGCCGGGCCGGCGGCCTGTGCCGCCCGACCGATGGCGGGCGCAGCGACCTGCAGCTGCTGGACCTTGGCGGTGAGCTGCTGGACTGTGGTGCTCGCGAGCGAGACCTTTCCCGGGTTGTATCCGAACCCCGGGTCGATGCCATCGGGCACTTGCACGACCTGGCCGGTGCGCCGATTCGTGGAGCTCTTGAGTTGCGTCTTCGGCGCCCGGCGGCGGATGGTTTCACCGGCCGCCTCGAGGCGCTTCAAGCCGGCTTCATCGATCCCATACGCGGTGCAGCGGCAGCGCCATCCGTTGGGCGGGAAGTGCGTGTTCCACCAGGGGTGATCGATCGGCAGCGCGACCGCGTCCCAGGCCCGATGCAGCGGGCGCACGCGCCCATCGCGCATCGTGCGGTAGACGATCAGCGGATTGACGCGGCGCTGGCGCTCGATGCGTGCCCAGCGCCCGGCGGCGTAGGACTGGCGCAGGTTCACGTCGTAGATCAGGCGCAGCCGCTGCGGCGAGCCCAGCTGCACCTCGCGCCGCTCGCCGGTGAGCGGATCGCGCATCTCCTTGCGGCCCCACCAGCCCTCCCGCTGCAGCGTAGGCGTCAGCGCCGCCTCGAACTCGGCGAAGCTCCTGCCCTCGCTGAGCGCGCGCTGGACCTCGCCGTAGACGGTGGCGAGCAAGTCGGTGCGCATCATCTTCGCGACGGTGAAGGCGCGCGCATGCTCCTCCTGCCACACGTCCTGCCAGGAGAACGCAGGCTGCAGCAGCTGCCGGCGCTGCAGCACCGCGACCGAGTCGGCCGGGGGCAGCAGCTGGAGGCGGACGTGACTCGGTAGCTGCGTGGGCACGGCCGCTCAGCGGTCGAGCTCGACGTCCGCCTCACCGAGCAGGCGCGAGAGGAAGGCCGCGCGCGCAAGCAGCTCGGCGAACTGCGCCACGTCGAGCTCGGGCAGCGCCTGCGCCAGGCGCTGCTGGAACTGCTCGACGCCCTCGCCGGCGGCGGCCGAGTCGCGCAGCGCCTGGCGGATGCGCTCGACCATCGGCTCCATCGTGGGCTGCCAGTCCTCGAGCGCCGCGGCGGCGAGCTCGTCGACCAGGTCGGGACCGTCGTCGCGCGCGATCGCGGCCAGCGCGGCGCGCGCCGCGCGAGCGGAAAGCGCGCGGTAGCGCAGCGGCGTACCAGGTTCGGGCGACCGGGGGCCGTTGCCTGCCGGGTCAGGCATACCCCCTCCGCGATCTACCCCGGTCTCAGGCGCGACGGTATTCTGCGCAGCGCGCCGCTCGAGCACCTCCTCACCATCCTGCGGCTCGGGGATCTGCAGCCGCTCGCGCGCCCAGTTGGCCGGGATCTTGAGCCCAGCGTCCACCAGCTTCGGCAGCGCATCGGCGTAGAGCGCAAGATCCTCCGGCTCACGCGTGTCGAACTCCAGGCGCACCAGGCGCGCGAGATCGGCCTGCGCGCTGTTGAGCACCAGCAGCGGATAGACCAGGTCGCGCGTGAGCGTGGCGGCAAGCTGCCGCGCATCGCCCTCGAGGATGTCGCGGCGCACCTCGTTGTGCACGTTGGCCAGGCCCGAGCCCAGGCCGGTCGCCTTGGCCTCGGCCGAGAGCGTCTGCCCCAGGATCGCCTTGCTCTGAGAGCGCTCGCACCAGTCCATCATGGCCTGGAACGGATCGTGAGTGCCCTTGGCCGCTTCCTGGAACTCGATGCGCATGCCCTCGGGCACGATGCCGGCCGCACCGTGGCCGATGCTGGTCACCGCCTGCAGCAAGGTGGCTTTCTCGCGGTCGGAGGCCCCGGGCGGATAGGTGCCCAGGCGCATCGGCAGGCCGTAGATCTCGAGGAACTCGGCGAGATCGCGCACCGCGTAGTTCTTGAACAAGTACGGCCAGCACAACACCCGATGCAGCCCGCCACGCCCCACGTAGCCCGACTTGGCCTTATGCACGTGAAACACCCAGCCGAACGGCGTGAGCGGGGCGCCGTCGCCGCTGTTGTCGCGCAGCCGGATCTCGCGGCGCGTGAGGATGTCGAGCTGGAACCAATTCTGCGGCCGCCAGTGGATCTGGCGCGGCACCCACTCACGCCCCGGGCGGTGCCAGTCGATCTCCAGGCACGCAAAGCCCTTGCCTATGGCATCGAGCGCATCGAGCATCACGTCCTCGATGTCGGGGATGGCCGCCAACATCTCCTTGGCGTGGTCGGCGAGCCTGCCCGCACTCGCGTCCGCCCCCTCGGGGGCGATCACGTCCCAGTCGAGCGTGAGCAGCGCGCGCTTGCGCTTGGAGAGCTCAGCGAGGATGTGCGCGTCCTTCTCCTCCATGTCCTCGCCCAGGTCGGCCTGGTCGATGATGCTGCCGCCCTCGGCATCGTCGAGGATGCGGGCGAGCTTCTGCGGCGTGAGCCCGCGCGAGGGATGCCCCGCGAACATCTGGTGCAGGGAGGCCACCCGCGCGCTCTGCGGCTCGCGCAGGATGCCCGTGTCGATCGGTCGGCCGAACTGGTCGAGGATGGCCATCACCAGGCTCCTGCGGGCTGCAGCGCGATGTCGTCGTCGTGCGCGGGCCGGTCATGGTCGCGCTCGACCTGGTCCCAGCGGCTCACCTTCGCAGGCACCGCGGTCCACTCGATCGGCGCGACCTCGCGGCGCATAGCGTAGTCGGCGAGGAAGGCGGCGATCGCGCCGTCGCCGTGCCGGCGCAGCTTCGGCCCGTCAGCGACCTGCGTGGGCGCGCTGGGGAGCTTTGGCACGCCCTTGATCACGCGCAGCGCCCGCAGATCGTCGCGCACCTCGCGATCGCGCGGCAGATCGTCGAACGTGCCGTCCTGCAGCGCGGCCTTGAAGCGCGGCATCTGCTCCGTATAGAAGGGCTCGCTGAGATGCAGCGGCTCGATGCGGCCGATGCCATAGCGCTGCATGGCGACCTCGGCCAGGTACGCACCATTGCCGGTGGCATCCAGCACGCCGCTGCGAAAGCGCGGCAGGCGATCGCAGAGGTAGAAGTAGATCTGGCGCTGCTGCTCGAACGGGCAATTGCTCAGCTCGACCCACAGCCGGCAGCGACGCACCAGATCGCGCGTCTCGGCCGCGACGCAGAGAACTGACAGGTCCGCAACACGCCCGAAGTCCTCGCCGACGCCGTGCGCGTCGCGCTCATCGAGCTTTTCGAGGTGCGGGAGCAGCTGCTCCTCACACCAGGCGAGCACCTCGGCCTCGCGCTGAGCCTTGGGCAGCAGCGCGAACTCGTGCGTCCACTTGCCGCGCACGATCGGCGTGTCGGGCGACATGCGCGCCTCGATCAGCGACATCGGCAGGAATGCGCCGCCGCTCTGCGAGGGCACCACGTCCAGCTCCTCGGCCGCGTCCTCGGCGTAGAAGCTGTAGGCGTCCGCTACCCACGCGTCCTGCCCGGCCTGCGTCCAGGGGATGCCGCGACGCATGCACACGCGCTGATACAGGCCCTGCTCGACGGCCTCCTGGAACGTGGTGCGGTGGACCACCCCCTTGCGCTTTCCGGCGCGCACGTCCTGGATGAGCTCGTTGAAAGCGTTGTCGACCCCGTCGTGCGTGCTGAGCAGACGCACCTTGCCGCCCCACAACAGGAAGGCCATCGCCGCCTTGATGAGCCCCTTCAAGTCGCGCTGAAAGGCCGCTTCGTCGCCGACCAGCACGCCCTGGCGGCCGCGCAGCTTCGAGGGCACGCTCGCCATCGCCAAGATCTTGTGACCGCTCGCGGGAAAGCGGATGCTGAAGGTCTGGATGTGGCGATCCTCCTTGTCCTCCTCCCAGAAGCCGGTCTCGATCGCCGATGCCGCGTGGTTGAAAGCACGCGCCCACATCGCGCACGCCTCGATGTACTCCTCGGTCATCTCCTTGTCGGTGCCCAGGTAGTACACGTTCTGCCCGCCGGCGCGCTTGGCGCTCGCCGCGATCAGCACATCGTCGCTCGCCTCCGCCCAGGTCATGCCGATGCGGCGCGATTTCTCGTGCAGCTTGAAGGGGGAATCGTCCGCGACCCAGCGCTGCTGATAGGGCAGCAGCGCCGGCGGTGGTCCGTCGCCGTCGACGGGTAGCTTGACCAGCTGCAGCGGATCGGTGCGCATCAGGATTGCACCCCCAGAATGCCGTTGAGGATCTCGGCGCGCAGCTCGGCGGACATGCCTCCATCCTGCGCGATCTTCGAGACCCTCTTGGCAGCCTGCTCGAGCACCTGCGCGCGCACCTTGAGCTCGCGCTCGGCGTTGACCTTCTCCGCGCGCGAGAGGTGGTCGAGGGCCTTGGCGAGGAACATGACCTCGCCTGCCGGCACGGCTTCGCCGGTGCGCACCAGGGCGTTGCTGGTGTTCAGCGCGACCGCGCCCAGTACCTGGGCGGCCAGGCGCGCGACATCGCTCGCCGGATCCTCCTCGAGCTTCTGCGCCCACACGTGTGCCATGCCCTGCGTGGCGCGGAAGACCTCCATGCCCTCCTCCATCGTCTGGCGATAGCGGTGCACGGCCGAGCGCGAGGCGGTGTCACCGGTGCCCAGCTCGCGCCCGAGCTGCTCGATGAGCTGCACGATCTCGTCGAGCGTTGCGCGGTCCTCGCGGATGGCGGCATCGACGGCCTCGCGAATGCGCGGGTCCAGCCGCTTGATCGAGCTGCGGGTGCCGGGCATCAGTCAGGGTAGCGGCGCTTTCACGCCCGGCGCGCTGACCACGCCGTGGGCGACATCCAGGCCGCGCTGGGTGATGCGTGCGAGCCTCACGCTGCCGATCTCGCTGGTCTCCGCCAGGCCCTGCTCGGTCAACCAGGCCAGATCCCCGTTGACCGCATCGGCACTGGCCGAGAGCCCGCGCGCGGGCAGCGCTGCATAGAGCACCTCGGCCGCGGCCTCGTAGCGCGGCGCCTGGGCGAGCAGTTGCAGCAGCGCCAGGCGCCGGGCTTCGCGGATGGTCTCGTGGAAGGGCTTGGTCATTTCTGCTGCATCAGGTGGTCGAGGATGAGCTTCAAGGTCCCGTTGGCCGCGTCGAATGCGCCCTTCAGCTCGTTGAGCACGCGGTCCACGCCGTTGATCTTGGAATGCAAGTCGGACAAGTGCTCGTGCGTGGGGCCTTCCTCCAGGCGCGCCAGGCGCGTGGCGTGATCGTGCAGGTGCGCGTCGATCTCGCGACGGGTGTCGAGCAACTTCTGCTCGGTGATGGCAGAGCGCTTGGACATGTAGGTGTAGAGCCCAATTGCACAGAGCATCAGGAACTCGCACGCATCCCAGAAGACCTTCGCTGCATCCCAGTTCACCAGCTGCTCCTGCGCTCCTGACGCTCGAGCAGCTGCTGGCACGGCGCGCAGCGCTCCACGCCGGGCAGTGCGTGCCGGCGCGCGGACGGAATCGGATTGCCGCAGTGCATGCAGTTGCTGCGCGATGCACCGTGGGGCAGCTGCTCGCGCGAGCGCGCGAGCGCCTCGTCTCGCACGCGCTGCTCCAGCGCTTCCGCCTTGTCGGCCAGGTCCGCCAACCCTCAGCGCCCTTGTGAGATCGCCTGCGCGATCGCCGCCTGCTCCGTGGCGCGCTCGATGTCGTCCTCGCTCGCCAGGCTCAGCAGTTCAGTCTTCGACACCGCGCGATTCTCCAGGCGTGCCCGGTTGACCACGTCGATCGCCCGGGCCGCGCCGTTCATGAGGTGCTGAGCGATCGCCAGTGCGATCGCGGTGTTGTCGTGGTCCATCGGGGTCTACTCCGTGCGTTGGCGCGCGAGCAACGCGCGGGCGGCGCTCAATGCGTAGTTGAAGAGCGCCAGTTGGCGCTGCGCCTCGGGCGGGTCAGGCGAAGACGCGACCAGCGCGCCGGCGGCGGCATCCAGGGCAGCGCGGGCGCTGTCGAGATGCGCGCGGATCTCCTGGGCTCGGACGGAGCCGATCAGCCGATCATCGAGCAGCTCCCGATTGAGCTGGCGTGCCTGGGTGAGCGCCACGTAGCCGGCGGCGATCGCGTCGGAGAGCTGCGCCTGCAGGGCCTGCTGCTGGGTCATCGTGGAGGTATCGCGCTGCACGAGCAGCGCGCCGCAGCCTGCGAGCAGGCTGCTGGCCAGCGCGATCGCCAGTGCGCAGCTCACCCAGTGCGCGCGCAGCTCGGTGCCGCGGCCTGGCGGAACCTCGGGTAGCGGAGGCACCTGCGGCAGCTCGCCGAGGGCGTGCTGGGCTTTCACCCAGGCGCGCGCGGCGGTGTAGATCACCGAGACGATGCCGCTCACCAGCGCAGCCGTCTCGGGCGGCAGCAGCCCCTCGACCAGTCCCCACAGCGATGCGAGCACGGTGAGCAACGTGACCCAGAACTCGGTAGTGACAATCCCGCTTCTCATGCACGGATCTCCTGTGGAGTGAGCTTGGCGTGCGCCGTTTTCGCGCGGCGCACCTTCTCGACGTAGTCCTGATTGACGAAGGCGCCGCCCTCGGCGCGACGTGGGCTGCCGGCGTTGTAGGCGGCGATCACGCCGTCCCAGCCCCAGCGCTTCAGGTGCAGATCGCGCATGTGCGCGAGCTGCCGGCAGCCGTACTCGGCGCCGATGCGCGGATCGCACAAGGTGGTGAGGTAGGGCGCGCGCAGGCCGCGCTCGCGGGCGACGGCGCCCATGACCTGCAGCAGGCCGAAGCTCGCCTGCTGCGCCCACCACTCCTGATCGGGGTCGCCTGCCAGGCAGCTGAAGTCAGTCGGGGGGCGTTCGTTCCAGGCTTCCCCAGACGTGAGTGCGCGGAAGGGGCGTCCACGCTTCACGTCCCACAGGTAGCGGTAGTGCGGCTCGGGGTTCCAGGCCCAGGGATTGCCGGCCGATTCGACCCACGCGATCGGCAGCACGACGTCGACCGGCAGCACGTGCTTGAGCGCGGCATCGATCAGGACGTCGAGCACCTTGCCATCGAACTGCATCGCCTGACGCCCCCTTCGCGCGCGCATGGCAGCCGCGGTGCGGCTGCTCAATTCGGGCTCGATTGTTGGAGGGCGGGCGATCCGTCCGGGAGAAAGCGGGCTTACTACTGGTCGGACGCAGGGAACAGCGAGGGCTGCGCGGCGCGTGCGCGCAGCGCGCGCTGCTCGGCGATGATGGCATACACGCTGGGGACCGACATGCGAAAGTGCTGGGCGAGCTGCGGCACGTTGGCGCCGGTGTAGGCCGCCCAGATCTCGGCGTCGCGCATCGCCTTCTGCAGGCGATCGCCGCGCGGCAGGTACATCATGCGTCCGCCGAAGTAGACCGCGAGCGCTGCCACCACGCGCCGAGCCTCTTCGTCCGGCCGGGCGAAACCGCGGCGCTTGAAGTGCACGGTGAGCAGGTCGATGAGATCGGTCAGCATCTTCGGCCAGGCGCGCGCGTCCGCGGTCACGGCGGCGTGCTCGAGCAGACCCGTGAGCTCGGCACTGTCGAGATTGAACATCTCCTCCTGGCTCATTCTGGCTTCCTCACCGGGCGGTCGTGACGCTTGGCGTCGTAGTAGAGGGCCGCGACGATCTTCCCGAGCTGCTTCTCGTCGCACCACTCGTAGCGGTCCACGTGGAACATGCGCCGGGCGATTCCGTGCGCGTACTCGTCAGTGCGGCCGGCCTCGAGCAGAAAAGCCGTGATCTTGCGCACGAGCGCGACGCGATCGACTGCCACGCGCACGCGCCGAGGCCGGCGCGCGATCTTCGCGCCGCGCGCGACCAGGTGGTCGAGCACGCGCTGGCGGCCGGCAAAGTCCAGCGCGCCGGCCGAGCGCACGCGTGCCACGCTCCAGAGCATGCTGCGGTAGGCGCTCTCGGGGTGGGCATCGCTGGTGTCCATCCCCAGCTGCTGGGCGGCGATGTGGATGGCGGCAAGCTCGCGATTGCGCGCCGGGTCGCTGGTGCGCCGGGTCATCGCGCGAGCTTCCACCCCAGCGCGACCAGCCGGGCGAGCGCATGCAGGCCGCCCACGATGCCGGCGCACAGCAGCAGCGGGTGCTGGCTGAGCAGCGCCACGGCCATGAGCAGCGCGGCGGCGCGGGTGAGGCGGCGCGCCTGGTCGATGCCCGCCAGCAGCGCCGCCACGTCGGAATCTGCGATCGGTCTCATTGCGTGGGCATCAGCAGCTTGGCCTCTGCTGCCTCGTGCGAGTAGAGAAAGTCGACGATCGCGGCGATCTCGCCGCTTGCCTCCATCGCGCCATGCCCGGGCTCGCGCCGCTCGTACCAGCGCATGAGCGCACGCTGCAGCTGCTCCTCGTTGAACACCCAGCATGGGCGGCTCATGCGCGCAGCTCCCTGGCGCGCTGATGCGCCCATGCATCGTCCTGCGCCCCGCGCGCCTGGTTGCACCCGCGGCAGGCCATCACGCGGCGAAACTGGCCAGTGCCTTCGTAGCTGCCGCGGCGATCGGAATGGCGGCTATCCAGGTGCTCGAGCGTGGCCTCGTCGTCGCGGAAGACCGCCCGCTTGGGCATCGGCGGCATGAGTACGCACCAGCCGCCGCAGTAGTGACAGCGCCCCTGCTGGCGCCACCACAGCAGCAGCAGCTGCCAGCGCCGCCGCTCGCTGCCGCTCATGTGGTCGCGGTAGTGGCTCACGCGCGGACCTCCTCGATCGATTCGTCGACCGACTCCTTCAGCAGCGCGCGCACGAGCTTGTCCACCTCGGTGTCGGCTAGCTCGACGAAGGCCGCGTCCTGGCTGTCGGTGATGACGCAGCCGAGCTTCTTGATGGTGGCGGCATCCAGGTCCTGTAGGGCTGCTTTGCGGGGCGTCTTGGTCACCTTTACGAGGGTCTCGACCAGCTCGGGCAGCAGGCGCTCGATCCTGGCCACCACGTAGTCCGGATCCGACCAGGTGAGCTTTCCCGACTGCTTGCGCCAGCCGAACTTCACCCCGTGCGCCTGGCGCGAGCGCGGGCGCTCGAAGCATTTGCGGTTGTCCTGCACGGCGGCGAGCAGCGCGGCCTGGGCCTCGCCGGCGGCGTGCACCGCCCGCTTGATCCGTGGCAGGTACTTGCGCTCGATCGCACGCAGCTCCTCCTGCATGGCGTCGCACGTGCCGGCGAGGCTCTCGCGTGCGGTGGACACCGTGCGGGCCAGTGCTTCCATCTGCTCCAGCGTGAGCATCACTTCTCCTCGTATTTCACGGCGGTGTAGCTGATCACGGCCTCGCCTGACACCACCCATTTGCTCGACTCGTTGGTCTGGAGATCGCGCACCTGCACGGTGACGACTTCGCCGCACACGATGCGATAGTCGGAATTGGCGTCGTCATCCCAATCCGCCCAGGCGGCCACTGCCGCCTGGGCGTCGAGGGCGTTGAACTCGCGACCATCCTCTTCGCCTCTGCCGCCATCGGGATCCCACACGACAAATCGCTTCAGCATCCTTATCCTTCCTCCTCGTGTCGTTGCGCCCGCTCGAAGTGCTGCGGGCAGTAGTGACGGTCCGGGCCGACCTCGTGCGCGTGACGCGTGCACAGGTGGCGGTCGCAGGTGCCTGGGCCGGGCATGGGGTAGTCGCACTGGTAGCCGCTGAGGGCCAGGCAGATGCGGCCGTCGTCGTCCGGATCGAAGCAGCCGCACGGCGCGGGTAGCTTCGTGCCCTGCATATGCACGATGGCGCCGTTGATGCGGTAGAAGGGCATCGGCTAGGTCTCCAGCTTCAGCTGCCCGATCAGATCGGCGAGCGGGATCCGACGCAGGCGCGATTCCAGCGTCAGCGAGTGCAGCGCGCGGGCGCGCAGGAAGGCGCAGGTGCGCTCCAATTCGGCGGCGCTGTCGGCGATGTAGTAGCCGCTGTCCGGGTGGTGGCCGCACAGGGCGATGCCCTCGCGCCGGCGCAGCGCGCTGATGCAGCGGCGCAGCTGGCGCGGCGAGATGTCGAGCTGCGCGGCGAGGCAGGCGGCGGTGATGCCGCGCTGCGCCCCCACGTGCGCCTGCAGGGCGGCCAGCACCTCGTCCAGGCCGACCGCCTTCACGACGGCTGGTCCTTTCGCCGGAGCGCATCGCGCACGCTCTCGGGCATGCGGCTGCGCTCGAGCACCTCGCCGATCGCCTGGGGCGCCCCGGCCCCGGTGCGCTCGGCGCTCATGCCGTAGGCGCGGGTCTGCTCGCGCTGCTGTTCTGCGCGGCCCTCCGCCTGGCTCGCGAGGCCCACGACGATCTCGTACAGGTAGCCGTGGGTCTTCAACGGCAGCGTGAGGATGTGGCGCTTGGCCAGCATCTCGTCGATGCCTTGCTCCCACAGCAGCAGCGGCGCGGCCCAGGTGCGGCCCTTGCGCGTCACCCGCGCTTCGCCCACGCACTGGAGCAGCTCGGCGAACAACCGCTCAGTCTTGGCGAGCGTGATGCTGCGCTCGGCCGGCGCAAAGAGCTGCAGGTAGAGCAGCATGCGGTGGCCGAGCTGGTTGGGCAGCTTGAGCGCCGCAGCGATTGCGCCGCGCGCGGCCACTTCCGCGCTGAAGGCGATCAGATCGGCCGACAGCCCGCAGCCCGGGCAGACGCCTTTCACGCGTCGACCTCCACCGCGATGCGCTCGAGGTAGCGCAGCAGCTGCCGGGTCTCGCTGGGCGTGAGGGTGAGGAGGACGCCGTGCGTGCGGATCTCCAGCTCGCCGTCGCTGAACAGCGCGCAGCGAAAGGCTGCATCCTCACGCGCCGGAGCCGGTGCCGAGGCCGGGGCGGTCTCGACCGCTGCCTGCTCCGTCGTCTCGCCGATCTGCGCGGCGCCCGGCGCGCCGTAGGCCACGGATCCGATCGGAGCGAGCGCACGCGCGGACTGCGCGCTGGCAGCAGCGCCCTGCAGCGACGGGATGCCATCGGCCTGCTCGCTGCCTGGCCGGCGTACGCGTGGCGCCAGGCGCAGCGGCTGCAGCTCCTCCATGTCGGGCACACCCTGCGCAACGCGGTGCCAGTAGACCCAGCAGGCCGCCTGGCCCGGCCGCTCCACCTTCCCGCGCGAGACCCGGTGCATCCGCGCCAGGACGGTCAGCGCGCCGGCAATGGAGGGCCGACTGTCGATCCCCAGCACCACCTGCAGATCGGTGTCAAAGAAGCGCTCCTTCGGGTGTGCCGCGAGGTGCCTGAGGATCCGATCCGGCATGCTGCGGCCTTTCGTGAGCGTGTCGCTCATACGGGCCTCCGGCGCATCTGCTGCTGGAACAGGCGCTCGCGCACGGCGGCCTGCGCACGCAGCTGCGTACGCACCGCGATCGCGCGTGCATCGAGCATGGTCTGCAGGATCTCCGGCGGCGCGGCGAGGAGCGCCTCGAAGAGCACGCCGCCCCGGCGCAGCGCCGGGTTGGCGAGATAGACCTCGCCCCAGAACTCGATGTAGGCGTCCGGCCAGGTGCACGGCGCGGCTGCGCTTGCCCGCGCGTCCGACTGAACGATGAGCACGGTCTCCATCTTCATTTCAGCCCCTCCTCTTCAGACGCTGGACGTTGGCCAGCTGTATGGATCCCTCGGGCGTGCGCTGAGCGGCCTGCGCGGCGCGCAGCGCACGGCGCACGCGCGCGAAGGTCTTGCGGATGTCGGTGGCGCACGCGGGGACGTAGCGGAATTTCTGGGCGGGCTGGCTCATTTGGGCTTGCCCTTGAAGTGCGGACACGGCCGCCGGCAGGCGATGAAGATCGCGATGCGGGACGGATTCGTGGGCGCGTACCCGCGAGCCTGCTCATCCAGGCACTGGCGCGTGGTGATCTCACCCAGCACCGGGCAGGTGTGGGTCTTGCCCATCAGCTCGCCACGCACGCGCGCTTCCAGCGTGGTGTAGGACCCCGTGTAGGTGCGCTTGAGCGCTTGATTGACCATCGCGCTGGACACGCCCAGGCGCTTCGCCACCGCGGCCTGTGAGCTGCGATCGCACGCCTGCGCCATCAGCAGCACCCAGTCGGGCAGCTCATTGCCCCACGCCACGCTCGCCTGCGATTCGTTCACGTCGGCGCTACCCATCGCTTCGCTTCTCTCTCAGGAGGGCATACAAGCCCTGTCCGATGGCCGTGTGGTAGCCCCAGTCGCCCGGTGCGCCGAACGCGCGGTGCACGTCCTGCCCTTCGACGATGCGCGCCAGCACATTCGGCTTACCCATCGCGCCCTCCCGTTGGTTCGACGTAGACCACCTTGCCGAGGTTGGGATCGAAGACCTGCTTGACGCGCTGGATCATCGGCGCGCGCGGGCCGCTGTTGCGCGCTCGGACGAAGAGGTAGCGCGCCTGCCTGGGCGTGCGCGCCGGCTCGATGCAGCGCAGATAGCCAGCGCGGGAGAGGAACTTGATGTAGGTGTTTGCCTCCTCCTCTGCGACCAGGTGCTGCTCCGTGCTCGCGTGCAGAGCGAGCTCGCGAGCGGTGAAGCTGCCGAGCACCTTCATCGTGCGCCACAGCGCCTCGCGACCGCTGCCCTGGGTGACGGTCCTGCCCTGCGCGTCCACGCGTGGGGCCTCGACGCCGACGTCGCGCACCAGGCGGTAGACCCCATCGGCGCGCAGATCCTGCACATAGCCGCCCGCGAGCAGCCCCTGCAGGTAGCTTTGCACCGTGCGCTTATGAATACCGGTCGAGCCGATGAGCTGCATGAGGGTGAAGTCACGGCGATCGCGCACCTGCTGCCAGAGCAGCTCGCGCGGCGAGAGCGCCCCGGTGGGCTGGAGATCCACGCGGGTGCGGCTCATGCGGCGATCCTGCGCACGGGCGCCTCGCCGGTGTAGAGCTCCCGCTCGCCCCAGGCGCCAAGGTCCATCTTCGTGACGCCCCCGGCGAGCGCAGCCTCCTGCACCAGGGCGAGGTTCACCACGATCCTGCGCACGCTTCCGTTGGCCATCCGCGCGATGCGATCCATGAGATCGTCGGCGACCTTGATCTGCGGGCAGTACATCTTGCGCAGGTGCTGCGCGTCCTCGATCGTGGCGGCCTGCGCGGGCACCCAGCGCAGCACGCGCGAATGGAAGCGCTCCCACTTCTTCAGTTTCGCGGGCAGCAGCTCCTCGCCGATCATCAGGATGGGCGAGAGCGAGGACTCGAACAGGTCGCGCACCAACTCGATGTGATTCCCGGCGACCAGGTGGTCGACCTCGTCGACGATGAGCGGACGCTGGCTCACCGCCAGTTGCTCGGCGACCTGATCGGCCATGTCGGAGATCGTCCGAGCCGGGCTGACGCCCATCTCCTTGAGGATCGCGCCGAGAAACGCCTTTTTCGACCACACCGACTTCGCCGCGACGAAGTAAGCGCGGTAGCGGTTGGCGCAGTAGGCCGCGGCCGAGGTCTTGCCCCACCCCGCCGGGCCGTACAGGCACAGCAGGCCGGGCAGCTGATGCTGCCGCGAGATCGCGGCGTTGAGCGCCTCCGCGCACAGCGCCACGTTAGTAAGGACCGCTAGTGTCGATCCCCCGTTTGCATCTGGCATGCTCACGTCCGAGTCTCCTTCCGGTTGTACTTTCATCGCCCGCCCGGTTACCTCCGGTGCGGGCGTTTTCTTTGTCACTCGCCCACTGCGCGCAGCTGCTCCCGCGCTTCCCACAACATCCGTTGCGCATCGAACTCCGGAACTGTCTGGTAGCCGGCCCAGAACTGCCGATCGGTGTCAGACACGGCCTGGCTGGCCTTGAGCCGCGTGTCGACGTCGAGCCAGCGACGAAAGCGCACCTCACGATCGGGGAGCTTGGTCACCGTAGCGGGGGTCTGTGCGTGCTCATCGCGCATGCGCTCGAGCAGCGCGCGCTGCGCATCGCTCATCTGCGCCGCTGGCGCGCGGCCGTGCTGCACGGCACGCTTGGCCTGCTGCAGCCCGGGGACGGGGAGCTCGACCTCGCGCACCGGCAGGCGCGCGAGCTTGCCGGCGGCCGCGGCGCGATCGGTGAGGATCTCGCGCACGATGTCGTCGGTGTTCGCTCGCTTGCCGGCCGCCTTGAGCGCAGCGCGCTCCTCCTGGATGCGCTCGCGCTGCAGGGTCCTGGCTCTGGTGGCGACCTCCTGGCGGTCCATGCCGGTACGCTCCGGACACTCGGCGATGCACAGGAACGCCGCGTCGCGGTAGACGTAGAGGCGGCCCAGGTCCTGCGGGTCGATGCGCACGTCCACCGCATCGCCCACGTGCAGCGCGAGTTCGGGGGCGATGAACCAGGCGCCATCGAGCGCAATGCCCTTCTTCTGCACGATGCGCTGACCATTGCCTGCAGGCGCTGCCAGCAGCACGTCGAGGGCGCGCTCGTCGTGGATGCGCCGCGGCTGCTCGGGCCACGCGGCTGCCACGGCGAAGGGCGTCATGCCGTTGAGGCCCTCGTGCGCCTCGTGGTGATACAGGTCCTCACACCAGCGGTCGCAGAAGCCCTGCAGCTCCTGCGCGCTCATGAGCAGCTCGACGGTGGCGTCCTTCTGGAACAGCCGCTGCGCGAAGCTGCGGCGAGCCTCGATGTCCTGGCGCTCGGCCACGTTGTGGCCCACGAACCCATCGAGCAGTTCCACCAGGCCGTGGCTGAAGGTCCGGAAAAACCGCTCGACGTGCGGCTTCTCCCAGGGGCTGAACGGTGCGCACTCGAGGTGTGTCACGCTCAAGTCGGCGAACACGCGCCGCAGGTGCCGGCTCACGTATTCGGCGCCACCGTCGGTCTTGGCGCTCTCCGGCACGCCCCAGTCGAGCAGCGCGCGGCGCATCAGCGTGGCCACCGACACTGCCTTGCTGGTCTTGGCCACCAGGATCCTGGCGCGCCTGGTGTAGACGTCGACCACGCCGATCAGGTTGTGACGGCCGTCGGTGAGCATCACATCGCCCGGCGTGGAGTCCAGCTCCCAAAGCTGGTTGAGTCGCTGCACGTGCTCGGAGGCGCTGCCGAAGGCGCTCATGTAGCGCGACTTCCAGGCATCGGGATTCGTCACGGCGGTGAAGAGCTGTCCGTGCTCCGCCTTCCAGCGCTCGATGTAGCGCTCCAGCGTGCGCCGCGATACCTGCATGCGCCCCTTGAAGCGGGCTTTGCAGGCCGTATAGAGGTTGGCGGCGGAGGTGTGCGGCTTGGCTGCGAGCAGGCTCAGCACGAACTCACGCAGCTCGCCGTCGGAGGCGATCGCGCTGGCGCCCGAGCGGTTGCCGTAGCGCGGCGCGAGCGCCTGCAGCCCGTACTGCTGCAGGCCGCTGGCCCAGCGGCACAGGGTCGCGCGCGAGAGCGTGGGGACCGCCGTGCGCACCTCGGGCGTCACCTCGATCTGCCCGGCGTTGTAGGCCGAGGCGAACATCACGCGGGCATCGGTCAATGCCACGCCGCAGGCGGCACGCCACGAGTCGAACGCGGCCAGGATCGCCACGCGCGCGTCGATCTCTCGACCCGTCCACCCGTCGGCGAGCCCGACGCTGCGCAGGCTTTCTTCGCGGCACGCATCGGCGGCGCGCGCCTGCAGCCGCTCCTGCAGGTCGAGCTTGGCGGCTGCGAGCTGGCCGGCGCGCACGACCTCGTCGACCAGCGCCTGGGCGAGGCGCGCGCGCGTCTCCGGCGTGAGGGAAGAGGCGTGGTACTCGCGCTCGTGGGCGCGACCCTCTCGTATGCGGACGAGCCAGTTCTCCCGCTTCGCGAGCCTGTTGAGTGCCTGAACCGTGGAGGGCAGCCCGGGCAGTCCAACCAGCTGTCTGGCAACGAACCATTCGCTCATCGTTGCCCCTGCAGTTCCTGCTGAATGCGCTGTCGCAGCGTGCGCAGCTCGCGCATCATCTGCTCGATGCGGCCCAGGTCGGCCAGCATCGAGTCTTGCCCTCGCGCGACGCGTGTGCCGCGCTTGCGTGCCAACAGATCCTGGAGAACGTGCCCGCCCAGCGCGGCGTCGAATGCGGCGGCGTACTCAAACGGAAAGCGCCAGCTGCTTCGAGACTCTGCAGTCCAGGCGTCGAGCTGTGCCTTGGTGATCTCCACGCCCAGGAGGCGAGACATCTCTGCCGCGACCTCGTAGCGGGTGAGCTGGGAGGTGCGCAGGGCCTCGCTCATCACCTCGCGCAGCTCGATCGAGTGCTGAAGACTCCCGGAGCTCAGGCGCGGCTCCTTGGTGAAAAGATCAGCTGTCGACAGATCACCGCCGCGCATGGCTACCGTGACCTCCGGTCTTTTCCATTGCGACGCCGCTCCTGGCTGCTACCATTCGCAGAGTCGGCGTCACGCTTGAGACGCTGCCGTTTGGCTGCCGGATCGCCCACATAACGGGTGGGCCAGATTTCCTCGGGCGCGAGGCCGAGAGCTGCGGCAATGCGCTGCTCTGCCCGTGGATAGGGGCGACAGAACGCGTGCGTCAGTGCTCGATGGCTGATGCCGTGGTGCTGCGCCAGGCGGCGAATAGTCCACCCGGCTTTCTCGAGCGCTGCCTTGATGTCTGCGCGGTGCCAGTCACTTGGCCCGCGCTTTTTCTGCCGTTCGGCTGTCCTCATGGGGACGCATTTAACACAACCGATCGGATGTGTGTCAACTACTTTTTGGCTGTATACCGCAGGGCGTGACGATGAATGCGAGAGCGAGAACGGATAGGCAATCTGGGGAAGAGGGCGTGGACCCGGGCTCTCCGCAGGAGGAGGCCGAACGGCGGCATGAATTCAACAAATCGGCTTTGAAGGAGATCGGCGATCGTCTGGTGCTGATCCGGGGCGAAGCCAACAGGGAGGAGTTCGCTCGCTACCTTGGCATCCATCCAGAGACCCTAGGCCGCTATGAGCGCGGACTTCGCGCGCCCGATGCAAGCGTCCTTCTGGCCCTCAACGCTGTCGAGCGCGTGGACCCGCTATGGGTGCTCACAGGTGAGCGTCAGATGCGCATCAGCTCACCAGAGCCTGCTTTGCCAGACACGGAGTTGATGGAGGTAGTGCTCGAGCGGATCGAGGCATTTTGCAAGAAAGAGCGGCTGACGGTTCCGCCCAAACGAAAGGCAAAGCTCGCGGTGCTGCTCTACGAGCACATCGCCGCGCGAGGTGGCAAGCCGGCGTCTGCCGAGGAGTCATTCCGGCGGTTCCTCGACGCGCTTCTGTGA